CTGGCTGCGGCGGCTCCGGGACCTACTCGCCGGACAGCGGCGATGACGACGGCGCGGACGAGGACGGCCAGGAGCAGGACGGCGCCGCGGAAGACCAGGCGTCCCGCCGGGTGCTCGGCATCGAGTCGATGCCGCTGGCCGACAAGGCGCTCCCGGTCCACCACACCGCGACCGTCGACGAAGCGTGGGACGGCCCCGCCGCGGTGGCCGCGATGCCGAACGACGACACAGTCCTCGAGTACTGCCACGCCTGGCAGTCCGATGAGGCGGCGTCCACCCCGCATCGCGAGGGCGACGACGACGCCGACGACCAGAAGGGGAACTACAAGTTCCCGCACCACAAGACCAAGGGCGGCCCGGCGAACGTGAACGCCTGCAACAACGGGCTGGCCAGGCTGTCCGGCGCGGACATCCCCGGCGCGGACCGCGCGGGCGTCGAGGCGCACCTGCGCGCCCACCTCAAGGACGCCGGCCACGGCGGCGAGGACGCGGACAACAGCCAGCACACGAACCTGACCTCCGGGGTGGACCTGGAGAAGCTCGGCAACGCCTTGAAGGAGGCATTCACGTGACAACCCCAGTGGCCACCCCGCAGGCCGGCGATGAGCTGGAAGAGCTATTCCACGACCCGGACCGGCTCAAGGCGAAGATGGACGAGGAAGGCGGCATCGCCGGCGTCGTGAAGGGCTACGCGGAGAAGTGGGCCGCGTCGAAGTACGGCACCGAGCTGAAGGCCCAGATGGACGAGCAGCTGCAGGCGGGGCTGCACGAGTTCATGCGTGACCAGACCGAGCGGAACGGCGCCCGGCCGCCGGAGGGCTGGAAGCCCGGCATGGGCATCGCGCTGGCCAAGGGCCGCGGTGCCCGGCGGGCCCGGGCGGTCGCCCGCTCGCGGATGGCGAACGCCGCTGAGCTGTTCGACGCGCAGGGCCTGTTCTCGCCGACCGCGGCCGGAGCGTCCGACGACATCGATAACGCCGACTACGCCGGCTCGCTGACGAAGTTCGTGTGGGCGACGCTCAAGGGCGAGCACATGGCCGCCCAGGGCGGCGACGCCGCGAAGATCGATGAGCTGCGCGCTTTCAAGGGGCAGCTGGCGAAGGCGCTGGACATCAAGAACGCGTCCATGGCCGAGCGGGTGGGGTCCGAGGGCGGGTTCCTGGTCCCGGAGACGCTGCGGAGCGAGATCCTCGCCCTGGCGCTCGAGGAAGGCGTGATGCGGGACGGGGCGACAGTCATCCCGATGGACTCCCTGCGGGTGCCGATCCCGGCGGTCGACGACACGTCGCACGCGTCCAGCGTGTTCGGGGGCGTGCAGGCGTTCTGGACGGCGGAGGGCGCGTCGCTGAAGGCGTCGGCGCCGAGCTTCGCCCGGGTCGTGCTCGAGGCGGCGAAGTTGACCGCGTTCACCCAGATCCCGAACGAGCTGCTGCAGGACTCGGTCACGCCGATGGACGTGTGGTTCCACACGTTCTTCCCGCAGGCCGTCAGCTTCTTCGAGGACCTGGCGTTCCTGACCGGCGACGGCGTGAACCAGCCGGAGGGCCTGATCAACTGCCCCGGTGCGACCGTGGTGGACCCGGGGACCTCGGCGACGATCGCGCTCGCGGACGTGATCGCGATGCTGTGCCGCCTGTGGCCGCCGTCGCTGAAGCGGGCCCGCTGGGTGTGCAGCCCGGATGCGCTGAAGCAGCTGCTGGGCCTGGGCCTGGTGGTCGGTTCCACGGCGATCGCGCCGCCCGCGCTGCTGACCGGCTACCAGGCGATCGAGGCGCCCGCCGGATCAGACAACTCCGGGGTCAACTTCCGGCTGTTCGGCCGGCCGCTGCGGGTGTCGGAGAAGATGCCGTACCCGGGCGGCGGCATCAACGGCACGCTCGCGCTGTACGACCCGACCGCGTACCTGATCGGCGACCGCCAGGCGATGCAAGTCGCCAGCAGCGCGGAGTACAGCTTCGCGAACGACGAGGTGTCCTACCGGGTGATCGAGCGCCTCGACGGTCGCGGCTGGCAGCGGACACCGCTGACCCCGGCGAACGGGTCTTCCAGCACCCTGTCCATGATCGTTCTGCTCGCGGACACGCACACCTGATGGATTACCGGGACTCGCCGCACTACAGGGCGGACGCGCCGGGCGCGCGGCTCGACAGCGAGCCGTGGGCCCGGTCGTGGCCGTCCTATCTCGCGGCGGTGTTCAGTGCCCGCGACTCATCAGCGCGGCAGTTCATCGCGAATGCCTGGTCCGAGCGGACCGGCAGCCAGGGCGCGTACCTGGTGCCGGAACAGCTCCGGGCGCAGGTGCTGGCCTACATGACGGCCGCGATCGTGCGGCCGCGGGCTATGCCGCTGCCGATGGGTTCGCTGCGGCTGGGCGTGCCGTACGTCGACAACCTGTCGCAGCAGTCGGGGAAGCAGGCGCTCGGTGGCCTGACGTTCTCCTTCACCGAGGACGGCGCGGCGATCACGCCGACAGCGCCGGGCTTCGGCGAGGCGGTGCTCCAGGCGCAGAAGCTGGCCGCCCTGATGCCGGTACCGAACGAGCTGGCCACCGACGCGGCCGGCGCGTTCGGGGATTTCCTGGCGCACGTCATCGCGATGGGCCTGGCGTGGACGGAAGACGACTATTTCATCGGCGGCAACGGCGTGGCGCAGCCGGAGGGGATCATCAACGCTGCGTCCGCCTACCGGGTGAGCCGCGCGAACAGCGGCGAGCCGCCGGTGCTGGCGGACGTGATGGCGATGGCGAAGGGGCTGGCGCCCGCATCGAAGTCAGCGGGCTACATGCCCGGCATCACCAGTGTCGGCTGGCTGATCTCGGCGTCGGTGTTCGATTCGCTGCTCGAGCTGTACTTCCTGGCGGCGGGGGCCTCGCCGACGTCGGGCGTGCCGACGGCGCCGTCGGACTGGCTGAGCCTCGGCGACGGCCACCAGACGGCCCCGTCGATGCTCGGGCTGCCTGCGTTCATCACCGATCACCAGCCCGCCGCGGGCACGCCGGGTGACCTGGCGGTGTGCGACCTGCGCCAGTACCTCATCGGCGACCGGATGGAGCTCACCGTCGAGCGTTCCGCGGCCGGGCCGGGGTTCGTGACGGACATCAGCAACTACCGCGTGAAGGTGCGCGTGGACGGCCGTTACTGGGCGCCCGCGCAGACGACGGAGGCCGCGCAGAGCGTGTCCCCGGTTGTGGTTCTCAACTAGAAGGAGATAGCAGATGGCCGGTATGGAGGCACTCGGGCGGCTGGCCGACTTCTCGGTCGGGATCGCCCCGGTGGACCTGTCCGCGGCGGCGGTGACGGGCAAGCGGTGCGCGGTGAAGCGCGCCTCGGGCCTGATGGTGGTGATCTTCAAGGGCGCCGCCTCGTCCGGGACGGACCCGGCGTTCACGTTCAAGGAAGCGACCGCTGACAGCGGCGGCACGTCGCAGAACATGGCGAACCCGCCCGCCTACTACTGGGAGAAGACGGCGGCGGCGCTGGCGGGCACGGAAACGTGGTCGCAGGTGACGGCGAGCTACTCCTCCGGCGCGGTGACGCTGACCTCGCAGGAGGGCAACCAGGGCATTTTCGTCTTCGACATCCTATCCGAGGACCTGTCGGCCGGCTTCGACTACATCGAGGTCGACGCGGCGAAGGCGGGCACAGTGGCGCAGCTGGGAGCGGTGCTGTTCATCCCGCATGACCTGCTGTCGCAGCGTAACCCGGCGAACCTGGCCGCGCTGAGCGCCTGATGCCGGGCCGGTGGGCGTGCGTGGGGTGCGGGTCGCCGTGGGCGCCCGGTGCCCCGTGCTGCCCGCAATGCCGGTCGCTTGATCACACAGAGGAGGCGGAGGACGTGCCGAAGATCCTGCCGAACGGGACCGTGTCGTACGAGCCGGGCCGCGAGCCGGACGGGCCGCTCTCGCCGCCGGGCGGCAACGAGGCCCCGGCCGGCCCGGCGGAGACGGGCAGCGCGGCGTCTCCGGAGCCGGATGCGGCGCCGGTGACGGAGCCCGCGCCGCCGCCTGAGCCTGCGCCGACTGCGGCACCGCCCAGGACGCCGCCACGGCGCACGCCTCCCGCAGCTGGCAGCTGAGGGGCGGTGAGGCGCCATCAGCGAGCAGACCGGGTCCTGGTGGGGCCTGGACACCGTCCTGAAGCAGTCCGATCAGGAGTTCGAGGCGTTCGTGTCGCGGCCGCCGATGGCGTGCCCGGACGACGGCGAGCCGCTGTCACCGCCGCCGAACAGGCCATCAGGCGCGGTGATGGAGCTGTACTGCAAGTACTGCGGCTGGCAGTACCCGCGCGACTGGGTTGCGCCGGTGCGCCTCGGCAGGGGGCGTGCCGGGTGAGCGCGAAGACGACGGCCGCGGGCCACACCGCCAAGCACACGACGTCGAAGAAGCACACGTCGACGAAGAAGCACAGCCCGGCGAAGGCGAAGACGCCGGCGAAGAAGACGACGGCCGCGAAGGTGACGGTGAAGGCGAAGCCCGCCACCCACGCGAAGGCGGTCGGGTTCGCGATCGGCGAGCTGCTGCCGGTGTGCTC